GAGGGCCACCATCTGCGTGATCTCGCGGCTGTCCACGCTGAGGTAGTCCAGGAGCTTGGCAGCCTGCGGGGAGAGGGCGGTGGCCGGCCGACTCCGCTTCAGCGCCGCCGTCTTGTTGCGCTTGATGATCGCTACGAGGTGCTGCATCAGGCTGCCACGGCCACAGGGGTGCCGCCGATGTCCGGCGTTGGAGGGTTGGATGACCCACGAACGCGGAGCCCACGGGCGAGCGCCTGGCCGAGTTCGCGGTGCATCTTCTCTGCCTCCTCGTAGGGCATCGACTTCGAGCCCACGCCGGGGATGCCCACGAGCACGGGGCCGCGATCGGCTGGCGGCAGGCGGGGAGGTGCAGTCGGCCTCACAGGCGGCAGGTAGTTGGGGTCGAGCATGCGCTCACACTCCGTACTTGAAGAGGGCCATGATGATGCCGGGGAAGAACAGGTAGATGGCGAGGATCACCCGCATCTCCCAGTGCATCAGATCACCACGTCGTACTTGGAGAACGACTTGGCTTTCTTGGCGGTACACCACTCCAAGGGGATCAGCTTGGCGGCATACTTGAAGCCGTGCTTGTCGCACCACATCGCGTAGGTCGTCTTGCTGCCCTTGTAGATCGGTGCGTTGGGGTTCTGGAACACGAAGCGGATGTCGTGCTCGGGGTGCTGCGCCTTGACGTAGAGGTGCTTCTGCCGATCCTCAGGCGTGAAGATGCCCTTGGTCTCGACGATGACGCCGCTGCGCTTGAGCAGGAAGTCCGGCGTGTAGGTGTGCTCCTTCGCCGGCACCTCATAGGTGATCTTCACGCCCTCGAAGATGAACGTAACGCCGTGCTCGGTGAGCCACTTCGCGTTGCGATCCTCAAGGCCGGACCGGAAGCCGTGGGCGATGCCGTGCGCTTGCGCATCAGCCTTGGCGGCGCGGACGTTGGCCCAGCGCCCACCTCTACCCCAAGCCCGCCTCTTACGGGGGCTCGTTCGACTTCCGGTCCGGCTCCCAGTAGCAGGCCGAGAGGGGCGCTTAGAAGTCGCCACTGCCCTCGCCGCTGCCGGCCGCCTGGGGAGCCTTCGTGCTGCTCTCCGACGTATCGTCGAAGTCGTTGTCGCTGTCGTCGGCCGTCCAGCCGTCATCCTCGGGGCCGGTGTCCATCGTGCGGGTGCTCGGCTTGATGACCTTGACGATGTCGAAGTCCAGCGTGAGGCCGATGAGCTTGCCGTCCGCCTTCGGGTAGGAGCGGGTGGCGTAGCCGACACGGGCCATCGTCCCGGAGAACACCTTGAGCTTGCCAGCCGGCTTGCCCTTGGAGTCCACCACGGCGATGGAGATGTCCTTGGTCTCGCCGTCCTTCATCTTGATGCGCGCGTTCTGGGAGAACTTGAAGATGAGGCGGCCGGTGGGCTCGTCCTTGTCGTTGAGTTCCTCGTCGATCGGGAGTGAGGCCTTCGCCCACTTCTTCAGATCGGCCGGCTTCATGTCCGCCGACTCGGCATCCCAGGCCTGTTCGAGGAGGGCTTCGAGCTTGGTCTTGAAGGCCTGGCCCTCTTCGGCCTCCAGCACGAGCTTCGTCTTGAAGCGGGGCTTCTCGGGGTTGAACTTGGAGTCGGGCTTGTTGACGTGGCAGTGCAGGAGCATCCCGATCGGGGAGAACTCCCGCTTGGTGCGGAACTTGGGGGCAGCCATGTGTGTTGTGATCTCGCTGGTGTCAGTTGATGGGCGGCGGGTCGATGGAATGGAGGCTCACGTCACAGACGCGACCCGTGATCCCCTCCATCAGGGCTTTGGCGGCACCGATGGCGGACTCGATGACATCTTCAGGGATGGCGAGACCGTCGTGCTCACCCTCGGCGACCTGCAGGCTGGCCGTCGCAGGATTGAGACCCCAGGTGTCGCCGAAGGCGTAGCCCTGCGCCGCGAACAGGGAACTCACCATCATGGAGAAGGCGAGCTTGACGCAGAGGGGGTTGGGGTAGGGGCTGCCGCCCCCTCCACCACCATTCCCGAAGTCATCGGGCTTTCCGTCGAACGGCATGGCTTAGCGCTCCCTATCGGCTTCGCGCAACTCCCCGGCCGCATACTCGCGGAGGGCAGTGAAGCGCTGGTTGGACGACTTGTCGTACTCCACGTCCCGCAGGATGCGGTCCGCCTTGTGGTACATCTCCTCGGCATTGAGCCCGAGGCGGCGCGTGATGGCCGCGAACAGGACAGCAGCCGAGAGCACCTGGATGTGCGGCTTCTCGTTCTGCATGCGGGAGAGGAGCTGCTGCGTCGTCGCCGACACTGCGTCCCGGCCCGCCATGTTGAGGGCGTCGAGGTTGATCGTGACCTGGGGGCCGCGAAGGATGTCGTCGAGGGACTGGGGCTTGTCAGACATCAGTGGCTATCCCGTCCGCGAATGCGCTTGAGGCCCCGGTTAGGGACCGTCCCGCGCGGGTTGTTGGTGTAGCCCCTGCGGCTCTTCATTCGGCCGACTGAGGGCGCATAGAGGGTCGGAGGCGGAACGGCTGGAATGGCGAAGCCATAGCCTGCGATCATCGAGAGGGATGCCCCGATGAGGGCACGGGCGTACGAGAGACTACGCATGGGCGTGGGCCTGCTTCCTGGAGTGATGCTTACGATGGGGCCGACGCTCGGAACTACGTGTCGAGAGCACGAGGGCCTTGGGCTGTTCCTGCGGGGTGTCACGTTCGAGGGTGGCGCGATACGCAGCCATCCGCTTGTGATGACGCTTCTCTACACGCAAGCCGAGCGCATCCGAGATGATCTGGCCGGCAACCTTCTGGTCGTGCCGGGAGGTGCCCCGCAGGTCGAAGCGGCGAGGGATGCCACTGCCTTCGATCGAGGTGAGGGAGAAGTCGGATGCCTTCATGCGAAGGACGAACCGGACGGCGGGCTTGGCGGAGTGGGGGGCGTTGTGCAAAGGGGTGGCCTCGATGGGACGCAGAAAGCCCCCGGTCTGGTGGGACACGGGGGCCTGCATGTAGGAGACAGTTAGCGGTGCATCAGGGTGAGAAGGCAGCGGCTACATAGTGATCCTCCTTTGCGGAGCTGCTCGGGGTCGTCCCCCAAGAAGTCGGTAGCGCACCCTATTGAAACGTGAAGGCGTACCGTTCACCCAAAGAAGTACGGGCTCTTCAGTACTTCGGCCAGATCAAGGCTGCCTTTGTGAAGGGGGGCGGGTATTCCCCCATCCTCAGTGAGAGGCTTCACAGTGGCGGCGAACTCCTCCAGGACATCATGCTCCTCGTACATCAGGTAGAAGGCGCGGCGCAGACTGTCGGTGAGTGTATCCATCGCAGCCGCCGTGGAGCCGAAGCTGTCGTGGATCGCCGTGAAGTGGCTTACACCTTGGCTATTGGCGTCAACAATGCAGAGCATGAGGGCCGCTGCGTCCATTGAGTGCACGAAGTTCGGCGCTATCCCCCGTGCCTGCTCTGCGCTGTCGATCTGGTCGGTACTCACCATCTCGTCGATCTGCACTTTGACGCCCTCGAACACTAGCTTACGGCGGCGCACCTTGTCGGCCGTGTACTTGTGCCACACGGGGAACCCAGCCGGGGTGATCCAGGTGAGCGGCTCTTGAGACTTCGTTGCCAGCTTGGCGCACTCACGGAGCCAGGCCATGACCTTTGGGGCAGCCTGCACGGTCGCCTGAATAGCGGCCCACACCGCGTTGGTCATGCAGGTGAGGGCTGCTTGGTAGTCCTCCAGGTCCAGCAGTGCGATGCTGTTCTCCGTCTGCTGATCCTTGAGCCAGTCCTCGATGTACTGCCGGCACGCCATGAGGGTGCCCCCATATGGCAGGATCATCACCGGCCTTTTGGTTAGGGAGCGGGGTACAGCGTCCGAGCACACCTTGAGCCACAGGCGGGCAAAGATGGAGAGACTGTCGTGCCCACCGGCCAGCTCGTGGAGCCGAACCGTGACCTTGTCGGCCACCTCCTGGTAGATGTCAGCGGGCTTGTCACCGCCGATGAGGTTGGTGGCCCGGCCACCTACTTCGTCCCGCAACATGGCGCTGAGGTGCTGCAGGCCGTTGCACGTACCATCCACCCTCACAGGCAGAGCCGAGACGTAGCCGAACCCGTGGTCCAGGAAGGCGACGTACTCGATGCACGCCGCGAGGAACTGCCATGGGGCGTCCCCAGCGTCCGCGTCATTCCAGCGGCGATCAGCAAGAGGGTCGGCAGCGATCGAGCGCAGCATCTCCTCGTTGTCGGCACACCACTGGATGCGATCCTCGTAGCTCACCTTCTGAAGGCCCCAGCAGTTTGCAACGTGGATGGCAAGCCAGCCGCCCTGCTCCCAGTTGTCGATGCGCTGCCCCTCGTGGAAGGTGAGGAGGCCGAGCGCGAGGTCGCCACCCTGAGGTGAGAGCCCTGAGGTGATCGGATAGATGCGGCCCCGGAAGTCGAGGTTGTGAGGGAAGTAGATGGGGGCCTTATCGGCGAAGCGCTTGGCGAGGTGTAGCGTCTGCTCCACCACCACCGTCTTTTGGACTAGCTCCGAGTTCTCCCGCTTCACCTCCCTCGTCGCCCACTTGTAGGCCTTGAGGCTTTCCGGGTTCGTGTCCAAGTCAGAGGGCCGAGCCGGCATGGGACGACCCGACTTGGGCGGCATGCCGCTGAGCGGGTACTCTCTATCCCACCACATCTCGGCGACTTCGAGGACCCGCTTGTTGATCGCCCATGGCGTCTCCTGCAGGGCGTTGAGGGCTTGGAAGGAGGTGGCGAACCCGCCCTCCTCCAGCACCTTCTCCATGAAGGCTTGCCGCTTCTTGCGGTCCTTGTCGGTGAGGCCCTTGTGCCGGATCAGGGTGAGCGGCTTGATGACCTGGCTGTAGTAGCCACCTCCCTGCAGGCCCCTCCAGCGCCTCGGCGGGATCAGCGTGGGCAGGCGCACCGGGTTGAGGACCTCGCTGCGCTTCAGGGCACGGAGCAGCCACTCCATCGTCTCAGGGTCGGGCTCCAGCATGTACGGCGTGATGCCGCGCATGTGGACCCTCTTGAGCGTGAAGCGCTTGGTACCCTTGACCAGCAGCTCCACCGCTTTGATGCCAACATGGAGGCGGTGCTCGGGCGGCCAGTCCGACCAGCCGAGGGCCTCTCGGGCGAGCTTGTTGAAGGCGTGCTTAAGGACCGTCTTGCGATGCTCCTTCGACACGTTATCGTGGGTGAGACGGCGTTCAATGGTGCCGAATAGGGCCGGGTTCTCCGCAGCCCACTTCGCCATGCGCGCTTCGTTCATCAGCGAGGTCGCCACCTTGTGGGCCACATGTGTCAGCGCCCTCCGGTCGCGGCCGATCTCGTCAAGCACGACCTTGAGCGTCAGGTAGGCGATGGCCTCGGCGTCCATGCCCATGAGGTAGTCCAGCGCGATCGGCCGGACGCCCCGCTTCTTGCGGCTCTTCTCGATGAAGTCTCTGATCTCGACGGCCACAGGCTCCACGAACCTGTTGAGTAGCTGGCGGACGGGTCGGAGGCGGGTCTCTTCCTGCGCTGCTCGGGCGTCCGCACTCAGTTGTCGGAAGCGTTGAACCCCAAGGTGGAGCATGTCCACTTCGAGGTCCATCTGGTCGAGCCAGCGGGGATGTGATGAAGGGTCGGCGTGGAAGTCTGCTGGTACATTGTCGAACACTTATTGAGCCCCCGCTCGAAGTGCCGCAGGTAGTCAAGCATCGGTCATGGTGGTCTACCTGCAGCGTTACGTGTTGGCCGCCGGTCGAGTCAGTCGTAGTGTTCGGCCTCGATCCTGGTGATGAAGTGGTGGATACCTCCAGCGCACTCCTCCCACCGATTGTCCCCCCACACGTCACACCTCACCGTCACGCCGACGCGGTACTCCGTCGAGCCATCGTGTATCGAGATGCCCTTCTCGGCCCCGATCACCTTCAGAACATGGGCGAACTCGGCGCGGCACTTCCGGCCAGTCGAGTTGGACCTCTTGGCCTCCTCGGGGATCAGCAGCTTGACGACCACGCCGTCCCGGCACTTCTTCCAGGCCGTGTAGGCACCTACCTCTGGGACGATTGAGACCCTGGCCGCCTCTACGGGCGGCAGGTTGGCGCGCGTGAGGTTGGCCCCGTAGAGGTTGGCCCGCGTGAGGTTGGCCCGCGTGAGGTTGGCCCCGTCGAGGCTGGCCCGCGTGAGGTTGGCCTCGTAGAGGATGGCCCCGTAGAGGTTGGCCCCGTCGAGGCTGGCCTGCGTGAGGTTGGCCCCGTAGAGGTTGGCGCGCGCGAGGTTGGCCTCGTAGAGGTTGGCCTCGTAGAGGTTGGCCCCGTAGAGGTTGGCCCCGTAGAGGTTGGCGCGCGTGAGGTTGGCCTCGTAGAGGTTGGCCTCGTAGAGGTTGGCCCCGTAGAGGTTGGCCCCGTCGAGGTTGGCCGATGCCTTGCAGGCAAGTTTGACGGCTTCGCCGAGTTGCTGGGCAGTGGTGAGGTCAGCGCTCACTTCCGCCTTGAAGAGGATGCGGCCGGTAAGCCACGACTTGATCTCAACGCTGATCTTCATAAGGAGGCCCCGAAGGTTGTTGCTACGTGAAGCAGTTTGATTTACGCAGAGCTACGCTGAGCATCGGACGTGGAGGAGGGCGGTGAACACCTCCACCTCTCACGAGGTATCGAGGCGGCCATTAGGCAGGAGCCGGAAGGCGCAATGCAGGGTGACACTGTTGGCCTCATCGTGCCGCTCCTCATGGAGGAACAGGCGGCCGGTCTTGGCGCTGCGCTCGAACCAGGAACGCTTGAGGGGGAGCTGTCGGAAGGCTGAGGGGGACATCGGGTAGTTCCTCTCTGGTACGCACTAAACGCGGGTCGGGCACTCATCGGGCACTTTGTGTGTCACACTCTGTGTGCCCGGAGGTATCTCTACTTGAAGGCGTAGCATCTGGCAACAGATAAATGCAACGCAATCACACATTCTTAGGGGTGGCAGGAAGGGCCTCGCTACGTCATCGCGTAGGTATCGAGAAGTCGTCGGCATTTTGCGGGGAGTGTCTACGAGGCCCATTCTATAAGGCTTTTAGCTACTTGGGTGTGCCCGATGTGTCCATTAGGTCAACCACACGGGACACATCTGAGGGCACATGGTGCGGGGCCTCGGGTCCAGGTTGGTAGCGAGCAGCCGTGAAGTAACCATCGTCCATCGCCTTCGCAAGAGGGCCGAGCCTCGAATGGTCCGACACGACGTAGGCCTCAGTGGTGGAGAGGTGGGCGTGCCGCATGAACTTCTGGATGTCCAGGATGTTGGCACCCATCTCGACGAGCCGAGTTGCCGTGGCGTGGCGCGTACAGTGAAACGTGAAGCCGGGATCATCGAGCAGCCCGAGGTGCTCGCGCATCTTCTCCCAACGCTTGCGGACTTCATCGTGGTGGAGGTGGGCTTCGAAGATGCGAGCGTTCGGCCGATTGCCTACGGCGGCGCAACGTTTCACCGCAACGGCCTGCGCCCTCTTGGTCAACGGCAAGGGCACCATGCTCGTCTCCGTCTTGAGGCCCTGGTGATCCCCCGAGCCTGGCTTGCGGATCGTCTCCACGGGCCACACCTGGCCGCGCCTATCGGACTGGTCGATGTCAATGAAGGAGCGGACTCGGAGCGCTGCGATCTCGCCAAGCCGGAGGCCCTGCTCGACGCCGAGTACGATCATGTCCTGCATGTCGATGTCCTCACGCTCTGCATAGAAGGCCAGCGCCTTGGCTTCCTCGGAGCGGGTGAGCGCGCGGTTGCGCTTCTTACTGCCCTTCGGCCGCGTGAACTTCGGCATGGCCTTGGCGAGCGGTGGCTTGGCCTCGATGCACTGGGTGTAGAGCCCGGAGAGGGCAGAGAGCTTGCGGCGGATGGTGGCCGGCGAGTTGTTGCGGACCGTGCGGAGGTGGGTGATCCACCGCCCCACATCCTCGGTCGTTACGTCATCAAGTAGGGTGGAGCCGCCCAGAAACTCAGCGGCCTCCTTGCAGCGCTCGATCGTGTCGCTGCCGGCGATGCTTGAGCCCCAGGCCCCCAGCTTGACGAGTGTCACGGCATCCTCGAACGTCCCGCGCCCCTTGGCGTGCTTGGGGCTTACCGACTTGGTGCCGGGGGCGGGCCAAGTGCCGAAGCGGCGGAGGGCGAGTTCAATCTCCAACTCCAATTCGAGAGCCTGCTCTTCGGTGCCCTTCAGTTGGGTGCGGACCCGTTCGCCTTTGCGCGTGACGCTGATCTGCCACGAGCCGCCGCGCTTCTTAACGCTCATTGCATCTCTCCTCGTTACCGGAACTGCTTGAACTCGCGGGGGATCAGGGCGAGCGGCACTGTGGGGCGCGGCGCGATGTAGACCACATCGTGCGGGCGAGATGCGGGTGCGAAGCCCACGACCGCGAAGGCGCCCCCGAATTCATCGTCGGTGTAGCAGCGCGCATTCGCCTGCACGTCGATGGCCTTGAGGCGGGCCGCCGCCTCATCAGGCGCCTCAGCGACCGGAGTCTCATCTACCAAGATAATGTATGTCATGTTCAAGACCTTGCGAGCAGGGCGAAGAGGGCAGCAGACGCCGCGAGATAGAATATCGCCACGGTGGCTATGGTGTGCTTGTAGTCATCCATCACCCACCTCCTGGGAGCACTGGGTTAAGCCTTCGGGCCTGCCTCCAGTATAGACGCGAGCCGCTCGATGAGCATTCGCCCCTTGCCGCTTAGCATCAGGTCCTTGCGGCGCTCGTCCAGGCGCGAGACCTTCTGCTCCAGCAATCCGGTGGCGGTAGGGAACCTCGTGGTCGGCGCGGACATCTTCTTCACCACCTCCGCCACGGTCGGATAGGGGAACGTCATACGGTCCGCCAAGTCGCGAGCCGAGATGCCTTCCTCGATATGCTGGAACTTCGCCACGCCCAGCAGCAGGAGCAGCCAGCCCACGGGCATGTCGCCATCCTCGCGGCGGACAACCTCCAGGGCGTGCTCCAGGCGGGACAACGAGCCGGGCCACGGGACAAGCCCCTGCCGGCGAGTAGGATCGCGCACCATGTGTATCTCCCGAGCCATCGTTGGGCGCGTGTGGCCGCAACCCGCCATTGGATGCTACGGGTTCGATGACCATACGCCTCTCGGGAGGGTGATACATGATGCTCGGGCCATGAGGAAGGGTCGCAGTCCTACCCCTGAAGTGGGATAGGCGATGTGTTGCGAATAGGTCGCAGGTGGTTACGGCTCGACGCCGGGCAGGCTGGCGAAGTCCGATACGGCCGTGACCTGCAACAGCTTGCGGGCCTGTAGCGCCGTGATGAGGGTATGGTGGTCCTTCAAGGCATGTTCGAGCCATTCGGCAGGGACCTTGAGGGTGGTGGAGCCTGCCCGACGCTTGGCGTGCACGATGGACCACAGGCCGGCTAGGGCAGTGTCCGTTAGGTGGAGCGGGTCGGACATCCTCAGTCCTCCACCGTATAGGCCAGCGCCCCACACTCGGGGCACTCTCCGGCCGGTTGCCATTCGTCATCCTCATCGACCCGTTCGTGGTAGCGCTTGATGTCCTTCACCTCGTCGATGTGGCCGCGCCATGAGCAGTCCGCGCACTCGACTGCCTTGCCCTCGTCGGCCGCCTCGTTCCATTCGTGCTGGCCAGGCGTCATGTCCGAATAGATGTAGGGTGTTCCATAGGTGCTCATGACAGCCCCTCCAGCATTGAGTAAATCCACAGATCGGCGCACCACATCGCCACCACGGCCAGCACGGTGAACGCGAGGCGAGGCGATATGTCGAGCGTGAGGGTGGACACGGTGGACGTTGCGGAGACTTGTTCGGTGGTGAGGTTGGCTTGGACGCTCATGCCTAGCCCTCCACCGCTACGGGCTGGCGACGCTCCATAACGTCATCATACTGAGAGGCCCAATAGTCGAAGAACTCAGCGAAGCGCGCGCGGGTCCAACACTCGCCTAGCTCGTCGACCTCATCGACTGCCTGCACTGCAGCATCGCCTTGCATGTGTACGTCCGCGCCGTCGTGCTTCCGTGTCAGGACAACGAAGAGGGCATTTCGCGTTGTCTCTAGCTTGTACCTGTCAGTCTCAGTGTGAAGTGCCATCGTCCTATCTCCTTCCCCAGTCGCCCATTGCGCTGGCCTAGTCCCCCTCAGGTCATCGAACCCGAGGGAGCAAAGGGCATTGCCCCGTAGTGGTACGGGATGGCGTAGTGGTTAGATAGCCTGATGGACTTCGAAGCCCTCACGGTGAAGCTGGCTGTCCCAACTGAGGCCGCTGTCCGCCTTCAAAGCCCTAATGAACTTGTCATGGTCGGACGGGATGCCATCCTCAGCAATGGCGCTGCCTTTGACTGCGTTGGCGATCGCGGCGGACCGCTTGTCATATCCGTAGCCGGTGGCTGAGCCCCGGAGCATCTCATCGCCGTACCAATGCACGTAGGCATAAAGCCTGCCCGCGCCGTCCTGCGGGAACTTGATGGCGATCTTGCCCACCTTCTCACTGCCCATCATAACGATGTAGGCCGCGACGCAGGCAAAATGCTTGTCGTGCTGTTCGTAGACCTTGGAAGCCATTGTCCTATCTCCTCTTAGATTGATACGTGATCCCGTTGCATTACTCGAAGTAAATCAGCCCGTCGTCGCCCCTGTAGAGGTAGACTTCCCGGTACCTACATGCGGCCGACAAGCGGTCGCGCAAGCCCTCAGCGTCCAGCGGCTTGCGATCCCAAAAGCCCACACCATGGCCGTTGCGGGTGAACCAATAGTCGCGGCCAGCGGATGCGGGATCGTAGCCGATGCGGTCATAGGCTTGGGCGAGTAGGGATGCGTTGGCCTGTTGCCATGCCATGCAATCGGCCGTGATCTTGGCGAGGGATATGGGCGCGATCTCAGCGACCGATGCGTCATCGCCGAGTCCATCGGCTTCCTGATCCGGACCGGTATCCGTGAAGAATGCCGCTTCGATATAGCCCTGCGTGAAGTCATCAAGGCCCGCGTAGGCTAGTGCGCCTTCAGGGCTGCCCATGTCGAGGATGAACGCGGGCATGCTCACTCCTCCCTTGCGGTCTGTTCGATGAACTCTGCCTCAGTCAGTCCATGAAACTCCAACGCGTTGGAACCATGTATCAGGCTAAAGCTCGCAGACGATGCTCCGTGCCGCTTGATGTGCGCCCACAGCGGCCGAATGCGGACTTCCCGGAATAGGCTGGCCGGCATGTTATAGGTCTCAAGCTCTGATCGGATCATGTCCGCAAGCTCTTTGCGCGTCGTGAACTCATGAGCGCCGCCATGGCTATCGGGCATGTAACAGCCTGACAGGCCAAAGGTGATGGCGTAGCGGGCGACTGGCTTAGGCATGTCAGCCCCCCGCCTTGATCGCGCGGGTGATCGCCAGTTTGGCCGCGTGGAGGGGCTTGAAGCCGCCGAGGATGGTGCGGTCGGGCCGTTGCACCTGGCATTCCAGCTTGGCTAGGTATCCGTGAATGAAGTAGCCCCGATAGCTTTCAGTGAACATGGTGTCTCTCCTCTAGTTGATTGCTACGTGATCCCATTGCATCTAGCTAAAAGCGAAAGGTTCTAATCCCCCTCGCCATCCGCTGCTCATCGTTCGGGGCATCGGCATGCTCCCGCTCAATGCTCGGGTTCTTCGCTTCGCAGTCCGCATCCGTGTCACACTCAATGACAGGTAGCACGGTCACGAGCGTGAAGCTGGCCGGATGCTGAGCCATCAAGCTGGCTGCGATCCCTGTGACGGTGCCGCATGTGAACGAAACGGCGACCGATAGAGACAGCATGGTGCGGGCATAGGGTGCTGATGTGAGCATGTGGGTTAGGCCTCCAAGCGCGCGAGCAGGTATTGCCGCGCCATGCGGGCAGCGCTTATCGGTGTGGCTGCGCGATAGGTCCCGACTGAAACGCAAAGAGTGCAGCCGGGGCGGACCGCGCCCCATTGAAAGGGCTCAATGCTTGTGCAGGCGCGGCCTTTGATCCGCACGAACAACGTATCGCAGCCCCAGGGTGAGCCATCGCTATAGCGCTTGGTCTCGCGCCTGAATTGGAAGCGGCCTGCTGTCCGCCATTTGTTTTTGCGGCTCGCCATGTCAGCGGTCCTTCAGGCGGCGGTTACGCTCTTCCATATCCACAATGTCGCCCGACGGGACCATGCGGAACATGCCATCGCCTAGAGGATCAGCACCATGATCCCGCCCCGTGTTGATACTGATCGGCTTACGCAACAGGCTGCCGCGCTCGTCCAGGTCATAGCCTCCAAGCACCGTCATTCGCTGAGCCATCTTCCATCTCCCTTGTGAGCCGTGAGTGCTACGGCATGCCCGTCTATACGGGATCACGTTGCAACCTGTCAAAGGAAAACATTCGGGCACGTTGCATTGCCCTTGATGGTGGACCCGCGCGCCTCGCGTTGAGTGTCATTGAGCAATGGCCTTATGTGTTGTCTGTGTTGATCTGGCGGACAGAGTGACCGGGAACGATGCGACCGATATTGAGGAAGCCAAGCGAGCCTGAGTGCGCGCCGAGTGGAGCTCGCGGGCCTGCCCGATGGTGAGCTCACAGGCTGCTAGAAGTCTCCAATGTATTTCTTGAGTGCCGAGCCTGCCTGCATTCGAGCCTGTTGTGTGCCCGATGGTGTGCCCGATGGTGGGTGTGGAGGCCCGGACGCGGTATCCGCATGGGGCAGGCACCCCCAGGGGGGAAGATCGCCATTTGCCACGGGGGGACTACCCTGTTCGGGACGTAACCCATTTTCACTCCAACCCGGTCACTCTGCCCGCCAGTCGCCACTGCCTTGAGGAGGGCTGCTCTGTGGGGGTGCCTTATGGCTGCTACCTAGAGCTAAGAGGAGGGGGTGGGTTCCCCACCTCCATCTGCCCTCTGAGGCCGGCTCTAAGCAGGACCTTCAGGGCTGCTCTGTTCATCCCCTCAGGTATATCCATGAAGCTCGTCGTCTGAGGCCAGTAGAGCACCCTATTGATTTGCAGCGGACCAGCCGCCAAAGCAGCCCCCCATCTAGCCCCACCGCCCGGCCAACCCAAAGCACCCAACCGATACCCCTCCAGGAAGCCCTCAGGCGGCTCAGGAAGGGGCACCGGCAGGTGCTCAGGTACATGGGTGGCGGAGGAAGCCCGAAGCCCTCCAGCGGGCTCCTAATGGCCTCCTAGAGCCTACCGCCCGGTCGGCCGACTGTACGGCCCTCGGATGCCCTTCACGTAGGGTGCGAGTTCCGGGCAGAGGATCACGTTGGGCGGGACCATCGAGAAGCAGCCAGCCTTAGCCAGGCCCACGGGACTCCACCCGGCCTCTGAGAAGCCCTCATGCTCCACGCGGAAAGCCATCTCAGGGTGGGCCTCCGCATACTGCATGAAGCGCTCCACCTTGTCCTGCATCACTGGGACTTCGACGGTAACGGGGAGGTGATAGGCACCATCACCGCGCAACCCCTCGTAGTCCTTCAGGCAGCCGATCGCGCGGACCAAGTTCGCCTCAGCCATGTGCCATTTCCCCTGTGATGCCCCAGAAGTCTCGGGCCATTTGACGAGCCCACACGGGATCGGTGTTGCAGGCGATCTGGCGAAGCAAAGACTCGGCTCTCGACGCTCGATAGAGGAGCACGTCCGAGGGATCACCGCCGTAGGTGTGAGCGTCGTACATCACCCGCCACAGGGGCTTGTTCTTCGCTTCAGGAATTCGGCCTTGGGCCGTCACTTCCGCCATCTCTTGGCTCCTTCCTTGCCCGTCCTCCGGGCTGCTCCTTGATCCCGGCCATACGGGTCCTTCAGGCCGACTTGCCCGTCCCCGAAGTGCCTCTCCCAGAACTGCTGCTCACGGTGCTCCGCCTCCCGTTGGGCCAGCACTGCGGGATCAACAGACAACACGTTCTGCCAGGCCTCCACGCCCATCGCGAGGGTATCGAGGCGATCGTCATTCGGCAGGCTGCCCCGCTCCTTCGTGATGTGCGACATCTGGTAGAAGAGGCTGAGCCTCTGCTTCCGGTCGGGGTGCCGCTTGTCCGCCTCGATGTGGTCACGGACGATCAGCTCCTTGGCGACCACGAGACGATGCTGGTTCATCACCGGCTCCAGCGTGTCGATGATCCGAAGCTCCTTCTGGACCACCGAGTGGTGCACGTCCTCGATCAGCGGCCGGGCAAGCTCCCAGTCGTTGGCTCGGGCTGCCCTGCGGCGCTCCTCCTCGGCCTTGTAGACACGCTCCACCACAGGCCGCAGCAGCGCGGTGAACATGCCGCCCCCGTAGTTGTCCTCGACGACCACATGCGTCACCCGGAACTGCAGCATCTTCGTTGCGATCCCCACGAGCGTGGCCTCGTCGAAGCCTGCCGTGAACCCCCCGGCATCCTGCAGGAAGATCGTCCCGTGCAGCGCCGAAGTGATACTGTATGCCGTCTCATCGCCGCCCCGGCCGGACGGGTCCACCGCCATCTTGACGCCGAGGTACTCCGTGTAAACCTCCGAGACAAACACGGGGGAGTAGTACTGGTCCCCGTTGAAGCCCATCACTGGGAGGTCGGGGATGGCGGTTCGAGGATCAGCGGCCCACGCCAGGCTCTCCGGACCACGGTGCTGATCGAGCGACATCACCACGAGGTCCTTGAGCTTCAGGGGGAACCGCTCGGCATCTTCAAGCCGCGTATCCAACTGGAACTGCAGCGCGAAGCCCGAGGCCCCGTACTCAAGGCGCTTGCCGTGAACGTCCTTCGGGGAGAAGCGACCACCCTCCGTGCACTCGCCCACCGCCGCCCCTCTGCGCTTCATGCGCCGGATCGAAGGTGCCAGCCTGGCGCCGTAGTACTCCTCCTGCTTGTCGTCGGGGATCAGGAAGGGGAAGTACCTGATGGTGTACCCTCGATCGGGGAGGAGGCTATAGACCGACTGTTCACTCTGAGGCGTGCCAAGGTATCTGATCTTGCCACCCGGCTTGATGATCGCCGAGAACTCCTTGATGGCCTCGGAAAGCCTGGCCCTCGTGGCGACCGTCAAGGCGTTGCTTGCCGTCTCGATGTCGTCCGGCACGATGATGTCCGCACGGTTGCCCGCGAGCTGGCCGAACACACCCAGCGCGGTAACACTCGGCTGCTTGTCGGGACGAGCCCCGCGTACGTCGAACGCAAGGGCACTCTGCCGATCGCGGTTCTCCGGCTTGAGGACCTGGAGCAGCGGCATCTCGTAGATCAGGTCGAGGCAGAACTTGACGAACTTACCCGCCTCAGTCTGTCCGGCCGAGACCACGAGGATGCGCTTGTTGCTGTCCCGGTACAGCTCCCACAGGACGTAGGCCACGGTGATCCAGCTCTTGCCTACACCACGGAAGCCAGCGACCCACAGGCGCTCCTCATCGCTCGCGATCTCCTTCGCCATGTCCAACTGGATGGGCGTCGGCTCAGGGAGGTTGAGATGCTTCCAGACGGCCCACAGGAACTTGCGGAAGTCGAGCTTGAAGGGGTCGTCGGTGGGGGCTGGGAGTGCTGCCTTGGTGGCCGGGGACCTGGCGAGGTCTGCTAGGCGCTCCTCCGCGATGGCCTGCTCGGCGAGGAGGGGATCAAAGACAGTGGGGGTAGTAGAGGCCTCAGCCACCACCCATCACCCTACGACCACCCCCGAGCCCTCCTCGTCGCCCTCGGACTTCCGGTAGTCCTTGATCTCGTCGTCGCTCATCTCGGTGACAACGAGGCCCTGCTCCTCGGCCATCTCCTTGGCGAACTTGTCGAACACCATGAGGCTGGCTTTGAGTGCCTCGGGGGAAGGGCCAACGTCCGGGGAGAGGAAGGAAACGGCAGGTACCATCTCCATCTTCGTGCCGTCGTCGTCGAGGTTGTAGAACTTGCGGATGCGGACTTCGATGGTCACTGCTGGTGCGTCCCTTCGACACCCCGGCGCATGCGCTCAAGGGTGCGTTGCTGAAGCCAGTGCATGGCCTCCTCGATGTGGGTGAGGGCGCAGGCATTCGCCTTGCACGCGAAGGGTCCCTTCTGGAAGGACCGCAGCCGGTCGGCCACGATGGCGAGGAGGAC